ACAGGTAGTCTAAGATATTCGCAAGAAGTTGCTGCAAGAAAAGAAGTTACAGGACAAGAATACATATCTGGTAGCATGGTAGAGAATGATACGCCATTAGAGGCTAATAGATTGGTAACAGTTACAGAATCATGGCTAAATGTAGACAGAGATGGCGATGGTATTGCAGAGTTAAAACATATAATAACTGTTGGCGACTATATAATGTATGAAGAAGACATTGATAGTATACCATTAGCATCTATTACACCTATAGACATACCATTTGAATTTTATGGCTTGTCAATGGCAGACTTTACTAGATCATCTACACTAGCATCTACTGCTATAATGCGTGGATTTGTAGAGAATACTTATTTAACTAACTATTCACCTAAACTTGCAGATCCTAATGTAGTTGATTTTAGTGCATTGCAGAATATGAAGCCTAAACAGATTATACCAACTAACGGTAGTCCGGTAAATGCAGTACAACAAATGCAACCTGAAACAATATCTACAGGTACTGTACCATTATTAGAGTACTTGCAGACAATAAAGGAGCAGGCAACGGGCATGTCGAAGGCCGCACAAGGCCTTAATGATACTTTGTATATATCAGGTAACTCAGAGCAGAAACTAGCTGCTGTGCAGTCTGCAGCGCAGAAAAGAATACAACATATTGCACGTAGGTTTGCTGAGACTGGATTTAAAAAGCTAGTTGCTGGTATATATGAAACTATGCGTAAGAATATAAAGGGTAAAATGATGTATAACCTAGAAGGTGTATACGGTACTGTTAATATGGATAGCTTACCTTCTAATATGGATGTAGAAATTTTATTAGATATTGGTGAAAATTCTAATGCTAATCAAATTCAAAAACTATCTAAGATAGGTGGAGAAGTATTACCTGCATTAAATAAGCAAGGTGTAGGAATGGTTATTAAACCTGAGGCACCTGCTATATTAGCTACTAAGTTAATTGAAGCAATGAACTTAGATAGTAATGATTTCTTAGAGGACTATACTACTGATGAGTTTAAGCAAAAGGCTGCTCAAACAATTCAAAAGCAATCGCAAGATGCTGAACAAATGAAAGAGCTTGAAAAGAATAAAGCTGCTGCTGATTCTGCTTTAGCAGAGGCTAATGTCAGTTTTACTAATGCTCAAACTAAAAATACTGAGGACGATAATGCAAAACAATTAGCAGTAGCTATTGATAAACATTATCAGGAGTGGGCTGACCTTACTATTAAAGCAACTAAGGAAGGCGCCCCAATAGCTGAGCATCCTAATTATGCTCAGATAATAATGATGGCCAAACAAATCTTAAAGGGAGAATAACTAATGGGATATGTTGTTATAAATAAAACGGGAACAGGCGCAGCACAAACAGGAACTAATGATTCAACTACTTCTGGTCAAAAGGGTGTTACAATAGTTAATGAAAGTTATGCACCGGTTACTTTAGATTTACATATTGGTGGGGCGTATAAAACTACTCACTCAATTAAAGAAAGAGATTTTTTAACTCTTGAACATACTGGTTCACATGGGGCTATTACATTACATAATGTAAAGACTACTCACGGAACTAGTGCTCAATTAAATGAGCGTGTCTACGCATTTCATAGACATTAAAATGAATAAAGAACTACTTCAAAAGTATATTGAATGGTTGCTTAAAATAATTAATAAATAGTAATGCCTAATGGGTTACTAACAATCTTGCTTACAAAGGAGAAAGCTTATGAATCAAACATTAACTTTATTTGATCACTTTAATACATTAACACCTTATGCTGTGGGCTTTGATCGTTTATTCGATCAGCTAGCACATAGCTCAAGAGTAACTAAAACATATCCTCCATATGATATTATGAAGGAAGACGAATATAACTTTAGAATTGAAATGGCACTTGCAGGTTTCGGTAAAAAAGATATTGAAGTTGAAGTTGCAGATAATGTATTAAAAATAAAATCTGTAAAAGAAAACGATCATGACACTAAAAACGTTTATAAAGGTATATCATATAGAAAGTTTACCCGTGAGTTTACAATTGCAGATGACATTGAAGTTAAAGACGCAAAGTTAGAGGATGGTCTTTTAACTATATTACTGGAAAAAATTATTCCAGAAGAAAAGAAACCCAAGTTAATTAAAATTAGATAGGAGGACATAATGGATCCAATTACATTTTCAGGCGTAGTTAGTTTTGGCATCAAAGCTGTACTAGCTATTGGTTTAGCAAAGGAAGTAATTACACCAACACTAGTCATGATATTCGGCGGCTAGTATGGATAAGTACCGTGAGACAGCTGAGAAGAGGCTGGGTAATGAAAAGTCATACGGTAAACATAAAATACATCCTGAAGAATTAGCGCGGCGTGCCCATGTTAAAGGGCACTTCGCATCTAAAGAACGAGATGAATTTTTTGATGAAGTATATGGCGAAGTCTTAATTGACTTATTTGTAGAATGGTTAAAAACCGAACCACATGAAACTAAATCTCGAGAGTTCCTCTACTCTTCAGCTATGGCACTTGGTAGTGTTAAAGAAAGAATGATAAACTTCGAGACATATGGAAAAAATATTCCATACCTAAAGGAGGGCAATGATGACGTATCGAGAAATTGAGTACGACAAATTATTAAAGAATATCGAGGAAATGATTAATACATTAGAATATGATTCAAGCAGAAGTGGTGGTAAAACTAAACTTAACTGTGATAAATTATATTATTTGTATTCATTACAACAAAGATATAACTCACTATTAAAACCTAAAAAAGAGGTAACTAAGAAATGAGTGAACAAATAACCGAAGCAGAAGTAGCCTCTACCCCACCTGCGGATGACGCTATTGCAAAGGATGGTCGAACACAAGAACAATTGCTGGCTGACATTATTTCTAATTCGGACTTCGTACCGAAAGAAGAATCTCTACCCGAAGAGCAAGTACCTGAAGTAGACCCAGGCGAATCAGAAGAAATAGAAGACCCAAAAGAAACTGATGAACCTGTAAAAGAAGAAGTTGAAGAAGAAGCTGAGACTGAAGAAGTTGAAGAAGTGGTTGAGGATGCCGATGAAGAATCCGCTACCCAAGACACTACATTATTTACTCCTGAAGAATTAGACTTAGAAGCAAAAGTATCTATTAAGATTGATGGACAAGATACTGAAGTTTCTTTTAATGATCTTATTAAAGGTTATTCTACTGAACAATCTCTATCTAAAAAGGGTCGTGAACTTGGTGACGCAAGGAAAGACTTTGAAAAAGAGTATCAAGATAAGTTAGCTGAAGTAAAAGAAATGTCAGATACTTCAATTGCTATCTTATATAAATCTGAACAAGAGCATGCTAAAGAGTTTCATGCTATTGAAGAAAAGATTGATAAAGCTCGAAGTGAAAATAACTCTTTTGATTTAGGAGAACTTAAAGATCAAAGAGAACAAATTCAAAAGAAATATTGGACAGCAAGAAGAGAGCGAGAAGGTTTACAAAAAACCGTTGCTGAAAAATCTAAGGAACAAATGCAAAAAGTATGGGATGAACAGTTAAAAGTATTTGACGAAACTATTCCAACTTTAATTCCTGGGTTTAATGAAACTACTGCTAAAGATATTCGTGAATTTGCAATCAAAGAAGGAATCGATGAAAAAGTATTAGATACTATTATTGATCCTAATATAGTTAAGTTTGTTAATGATTATAGAGTTTTAAAACAAGGATTGAATAAAGGTGAAGCTAAACGTAAAGTTACACCAACTAAATCTGTTCCTGTTAAAAAGTCTAAACCTGTAAAGCAAAAACAATTAGATGCTGCACAGGCTTTAAGGAAAAGAGCTTTAAGTAAAAATTCATCAAAAGCAGATCAAGATGCTTTTCTAAGAAGTTATGCTGAGCGGTCACTATCTAAACTATAAAATTACATGGAGATAAAATATGAGTGTAAATTTAGGTGTTCGCGGTACTAGAGGCCCAGGTGGTCCGGTCCGTGGCTCAGGTCCGGATGTTTCTCAAAGAGAAGATCTCGCAGACTTTATAACAATGATTACCAGAGATGAGACTCCGTTCACATCAGATATTGGTAAAGGATCAGCAACTGCTATTTATCATGAATGGCAAACAGATACACTAGAAGCACCTGGTAATTCAGTAATCGCTGAAGGCTCAGATTGGGTTGCGCCTACTGCAAGCCCAGGTAATACATTTAGTGTAAGTGGACCTAACAGAACAAGACTAGGTAACTATACACAAATCAATGGTAAAACTATTGCTGTGTCAGGAACTAGACGAGCTGTTGATCAAGCAGGTGTTGCAGACGAATATGCATATCAGCTTAAGAAGCGTGGTACAGAGCTACGAAGAGACGTTGAATTTGATATGATTCATAGCTTTAATACTGCTAATTCTAGTGTTCCTACTTTAGGTAATGATAATGCAAGAACTGCAGGTGGCTTTCAATCATTTATTCAATCAACTGATACTTGTGCTTATTTAGGAGAGTGGGCAGCGCCTGCTACTGCTAATATAAATTTAGGTACCCATAAAATTAGATCTTCAAGAGACGGAGATACTAACGTTCCAACTGTAGGATCTTTAGCTCTTACTGATGTTGATTCTGTTATGCAGAAAATTTATGAGCAAGGTGGTAAAGCTACTAAAGTAATGCTTTCACCAAAGTTACGAAGAGATTTCTCTGATCTTATGGTTAGTGATACAGGCGTAGTTAGAAACATTGACGAAGGCGGAAAGCTAAGGCAGTCTGTTGACGTTTATATGTCTGACTTCGGTGATATCATGGTAGTTCCAAACTACATTATGGGTTTATCTCATACTGTTCAGTTTCAAAACTCTGCAGGTTCACCAGCAAATATCTCTTCACCAACACAAGTAAAAGATTTTGCAGCATTGATTTATGATCCAATGTGGTTTTCTACAGCTTACTTAAGATCTCTACAAGAGGTTGACGTAGGTCAGCAGGGTGACTCAACTAAAGGTATGATGATTGAGGAATGTACTCTTGAGGTACGTAACCCATTAGGTTGTGGAGCAATCTACGGACTTAACTAAAATACTATTAGGAGAGGCTTTAATTAGTC